TTTTGCTCTGAAGCTTTTTGTGCTTGAGCTTGCTGCTCTTCCTGATACTTCTTTCTTCTTAAGATAAGCATTTGATTTGCCATCTTAATATTTTTGATAGAACGAATCATTATAGCATCTTCAAGTCTTAATTCTTTTTGGGCTAAAGAAACTTGAATGTTTTGCTCCATTATCTGCTTCTCTTCTTCGTTAGGTGCAACCTCTAGGGTAATACCAAACTCGTGAATGGAAAGCTTCTTCATAAGGTCTATAGACTGCATAGAAGTTTCTCCAATAACATTAGAGTACATGTTGTGAAGACTTTTAAAGTTTATTAAGTCTTGCATACGAACAGTAATGCTTTGAGAAACTCTCTTAGTCACATTCAGGTAAGCATCATTAATATCTCTAGTTGCGTTATTTGACGCTAGAAGAGATAACTTCTGAACACCTACTAAAGCTTCACTAGATGGTTTAGAGGCATCACGTGCTTCATTTACACCTGTCACGTCACGAATCATCTGCATATTGTGATTATACACTCCTATTAAGGTTCCAAAATCTCTACCTATACCATTCTCTAATTCTTGTATTGGCATAGCTCCTGTCATCTGACCTTCATCATCTATACGTCTGTAATAGATATTACCTGTTTGGTCATATATCTCTTGAAGCTCCATAGGAGTAAAAGTACCACCATCACCTTTAGATACATTCTCTAGAGAGCCTATCTCAAAAGCAGCACCCTTAGGTCTGGCTTTAGCTAAAAGACTTTGAATTTTAAGGTGAGATAATTGTATCTGATCAGCAAAAGGAATCATTCTATCAACTAAAGAACGACTCTTCATTTTATATAGGTTCGGTTGATATACAATATAAGAGAGTCTAGTCTCAGATAAATTAGACTTCTTTCTAGGCATATCTTTCATTAACCCATAATCAAATACATAATCAGAACCAACAATGTATTTACCTGTGTATACAACCTTTACTGTAGAACCAATAGCTTCTCTTTTAGTCTTAGAGTTTTTAGGTTGTTTATAATTAGATGGTTTTTTATTTACTGAGTAACCACCCTTTTTGTTTTCTTTTTTCTCATAATTAAGATTATGACTTGTCATAAACTCAGCATCTAATATACTAATGCTGAACTTATCATACTCGTAAGTATTCTCACCATTCTCATAATTGGCTGTAGTATTAAAGAACATAGGATTGTTATTTTTCCCTGCGTACTCTTCAGCTATCTTAATATAGTCCTCTTCACTAAATTGATTTCCTGCCTGCTGTTTTAAGTCTGCAATAGTCATAGAGTAAACCTCTCCTGCGTGTCTCATGTTTTTAAAGTCAGAAGAAGCAGAGAAAGAAGTAACTAAATTAGAAGGGTCTACATATCTAATCTTAAGACCATTTGTAGGGGATAAATCTGTTTTAGCTGCACATATACCCAATATAACTAGGTCACGTATCATATACCTTTTAACCTCTGAGTAATCATTGATGTCTAAAGTATATTGAATTGCCTTCTCTAAAGCTATCTCAACGTTTTGCTTATAGTTTAAAGCCATAAACATATCTACCTCTTCAGAGCTTTGTGCAACAAATCCCCTTGGAGCTAAAGGTATACCAGTCTCATCCTCTAAGTTTTCTAAGAAATCCTTAGACAACATATCCCCTAGCATTTGTTTTTTCTTCTCTAATCTTTTGTTAGCAGCAATAGGGTCTATAGACTCAGCCTTTATTTCGTAGTCTTGATTAACCATACCATTAACAATAACGTCAACAAACTTAGGTATAATTGATACAGGACTCCAATCTATATTTAAGTAAGAGCTATCTCCTTGAACATCTAGTAAGTCCTTATACTTACCTACATCTTGATTACCCTCAGCGTAACTTCTATTTCTAGAATATCTTAACTTTCTATCCCTAAAGTAAACATCACTATTGTTATGCCACTCGTAGTACATAGTTTTAAAGTATTGCAGCCCATAAGCCAATGAGGCTTTCTCCTCATTCGTAGCTAAAGGGGATGGGTAACCGTTTGACTCTTTTTTCTTGTTAAGCATATCTATCTTATTTTTTTACTAAACATCCCCTTATTGTTATATTTTTTTACTAATGGAGATGAAACTTTTAATTCCTTTTTTTGTTTAACGTATTTTTGAGAAGCAAGTAAAGCTAATGATGAAGAAATACTAGCATCATATTTCGTCCTATTATCTATCTCAAACCTACTCCAGTCATCTAATAAAGTGTTAAAATAACACCTTCCCATCTCTTCTGTTTCAGTATTCATTCCTACATGGTCGTAAATGTAAGTCGCTATAGCTTCTGCTTGAGCATTTATTACAGCAGCTCCAGAGCCAGGGATTCCCTTTGTCTTTTGCTTTCCTTTACTCCACTCAGTGTGAGTCATTTGAGGTCTATCCATAAGGTACTCATAATAACCTCTATTCTCGAAGTATTTTAATATACCCACCTTGTTGTTCTCAACAAGTATTTGACAGCCATAAAATACACACATCTTAATCATATCTTCGTAAAATATCTCTGCTTTAGGTGGTCTATTAATGTATTCGCATACAAACTGCATAGACGCATCACTTGCCATATTAAACTTGTGAAATACGTGAGCAGAAGCATCAGATCTCCTGCCATCTGTGGTTGTGTCGTGGTCATAAGGGTCACAACCTGCGACCAAGTTATCTGACCTGCCTGGAAACTTCTTATTGAGTCTTTTACCAATAATGTTTTGGTCTTTAAGCTCAGGAACCCAAGTAATCTCCCACTTACCCTTTCTGTGAGGTATCCATATAACTTCGCTATCTCGTTCTCCATTTTTCCATATAAACTCACCTCTTGTAGTTTTCACATCATTTACTTCGTTGTAATCCATCTGTTGATAGATTTTTTCAACGTCAAATATACAACTTTGAGTGTCATTTCTAAACGCTTCCTCTATAGTAAAAGGAAATTGTCTTTTAAATTCTGACAATGATGTACTATCGTTTGACAAGGCATCTCTTCTATTTTGAAGGTAATCCTTTGCGCCTACGTCTATTAACATATCGTCAACACCCATTACAGGCTTTTCAGGAGTATCTATAATAGAGTTACCATACTCGTCTATAAATCCTTCTAAGTTGTCATAGGCAGGAATAAATAACTTGTATAGTCCACTTTTAGTTCTACCATTCAAGTCTTTTTCATTCATGTCGGAGTCGTAGAATATATCCTTATACTCTGATCCACCATCCTGTAGTTTGTTCGCAGTAGAACCCATCATACATTTACCTACAATCTTTCTACCCAACAAAAGACAAGTCTGAGTTACACCCCAGTTTTTCTTTATGGAGTTTTGACCAACCCACTTAGCAGCTTCATCATGAACTAAAAGTTTTAGCTTCTCACCATCGTAACTATTATCACCAGTGTTCTTCCAATCTATACTAGAGTTTAAAGCTTCAGAGCTTTCTATGTGCTTTTGATTCTTTGTAATCTTTTTAGCAGGCTCCCTAAACGCTAACTCTACACGAGGATTACTAGAACCATCTTGTATTGGTTGAAAAAAGAATGGGTAGTTACGATATATACGTACTACCTTATCTGTAAACATAGTCTTAGCATCTGCACCAGTCTTTGACAATATACCAAACCTACTCTCGTAAGTCATAGTGGATAAGTTAACTGTTTCACTACTAGCCATATAAGAAAAACCACTACGTCTGTTTTTAAGAAAACACATTCCGTAAGAGTTCTTATCTAATTTACACGCTTCCCAAAAAATAAAGAACGTTCTATTAGCAGCCCTGTAATCAGGATAACCAACATCTATCTTACTCCACTGAATAAACATATAATGCGAACCAGTGATATACGTAGGAACTCCATTGTTATAAAACCATAACCCTTCCATTCTACGCCTAAACTCTTCCTCTATGTAATCTACAAAATCAGAAGCGTTCTCCCTTGTTAAAGCCTTTGGTGGTTGAAGTCTAGTCCACTTCTGCTTTGCTTTGGGTAGGTCGTGGTAAAGTATATCTTTTTTATACCTAGGTTTTTTAGGTAAGACAATCTTTAAATTGTCAAACTCCATTACCTCACCATGACTGTCTTTACTTAAATATATCGTATTACTTTCTTGCATACTTCTCTGCGAAAGAGCCTTTGAAATCTTTCTTGTCCTCTATTAAGGATTGACCATCTTTTATTCTATCTTCTAGGTTCTTAATTCCTAGAAGTATTTCTTGACAGTCTTCAAAGCACTCTCTCTTTGCTTTTATTGCTTGTCTTCTTTTAGCGTCATCTTCTTCTAATAAAGGTTTGCTTATCTCCTCTATTAAAAGGTCTATAGCTCCTTTACTTGCCTGTATAAGCCTTTCTAAAGTTTCTAAAGCATAATTATTATTATTACCCTTCATAAACAGCTAGTACATCGTAGTTACGCATTCTAAGAAGCTTTCTCCCCTCTATATCCATATCGTACTCAGAGTTCTCACTCCACAATACTCTATCTCCTTCATTAACTCCCTGCTCTTTCATCCAATCATTTATAATAACTGCATGACCATGGAGTTCTTTTTCTTTTGATGAGGACTCAAGTATAATACCTGAATTACTTACTTCAGGCTCTACAAACTCTTGCTCCATAAAATTCCAATGACCTACAGGTATATACTCATCACCTCTTTTTATAAGGTATATCTGCTCTGCAAATGCTTGATATATATTTTCTTTATCAGCATGCTTTACAAGGTTTACAGGTGTTGCTATGAAGTGGTGGAACCAAACTTTATCACCTTCTTGTATTCCTGTGTCTTTAGTATCTTGAGTTGGCGTTTTATATATAGTACCATATTGTCTTGCTAACTTCATAGGATCGTAAGAAGTGTCTCTATACATTTCTACTCCGTTTATTGTTATGGTATCTTCTGTTTCTTTTTCTACTTCTATCCAGTAGACATCTTTAATTGGCTTCATATTGTTTTTCTTTTACTTTACTTCGTAGTCATCTAGGACATCTGTATTATACTCTATTGCTGTTGGTTGAGAGAAGAACCTTTTCCAAGGCCTAGAGAACTCCTCTGAGTCTTTCTTGACATAAACATCATACACTACCTGTTGGTGTTTGTACCAAGCAGATTCATCTTGTATGATTGCTGTTACTTTTAGAGAACCTCCTAACATCTTTTGACCTACTTGGTAAGTCAATCCTTGTTTTAAGTCCCCTATTGTAATTTTTCTAATAATAGGGTTTATTGATTCCATTTAATTTAATTTTTATTCAAATAAATCTCTTGATAATTTAACGAAAGGTATTTGAGCACCTTTGGTTGATGTGGTGTGAGTTTGCACACCAATAAAAGGTAGTAAGTCTATGTCATTAGTCATAGCTAAAGACTTAGTTGTAGATACAGATTGAGTTGCTCCACCTGCAGTTGCAGTTGTGACAAGTCCATATCTAACATTGTTTACATAAACAGATATTTGTCTGTTCTCGTCAAACTCAATTCTAAGTCTATATACTGAAGCAGATGATATAGCTATACCTAAATTTGTTATGTAATCTGTACCACCAACGCTGTAGATAAAATGTAAGTTAGCATTTGTAGTCAAAGCTCCTTGGTCATCATTTGCACAATAAAGAAAGTAGGCTTGGTTTGCATCTGTAGCATAAGTACCCACCTCTGTAAGCTTCATTCCTGCCCAAAAAGATATATCGTTTATATTGCCTATAGAAAATGCAGTTGAGAAAGTTATCTTATTTTCAGTACCAAATGGAACTGAAGCCCAACCTGAAGAATCTGCAGAACCAGGAAGTTCAGCGTGACCATTCCTTACAGATAAAACAGTTCTATCATTATCTGTGGTACCAGTAATTATCTTTACACCTGCGTAAGCTGAATCTCTACCTATATTTTGAGAATCTTGAGATGAACCCCCATCTACACCTGTTAATACAAAGTTTTGATTAGGAGTTATGTATGGGTCTACAATAAATGAAAGTTTAAATACTTGAGCAGCAACATCAGTACCGTTAGTACCTATTCTTACCTTGCAACTACCATCTGCCACATCATGAACTAAAACATTAATCATAGCATTATCAGCTATAGTTCCTCCATCTTGCAGTTGAACATGAACGTGAGATGAAGTTCCAAATATATGATTGTTGTTAAAAGTAAACTCAACAGTATCTGTAGCTGCTAAATCAACAGATTGCATTGTTATTATACCGTACTTAGCATTTAGTGTTACAGCAGTAGTTGCATTAGTAGCTTGAGATACAGCAGCAGACTGAAGGCTAGGAATTTTCTCAAAATATTCTTGAAGTTCGTATCTATCGTCAGAACCAGATAAAGAACCAGAAACAGTAAGGTTCCCACTAGAATCTAACCTCATCTTCTCAGTACCATTGGATGCAAATCCAAGATACCCATTACTGTGATCGTAGTATATTTGACCAGACTTGTTGCTGTTAGAGGAACCAAAGAATATATTTCCAGAGTGAGAAGTACCAGAGATTATAGATAAACCAGAATCTGCAGAATTTTCTAATGTTAATTGATTTGCTGAAGAGTCAGAAGTTACACTACCTGCACTAACACTCATTACGTGAAGCAACCCATCAGGAGTTGCACCACCTGTACCAATACCTACTTTCAAAAACTCAACAGAGTTTGTTGATAACTTCATACTAGAAACATTACCAGAACCAGACTCAACCTGTTTAAGATTCGTATCTTTTACTTCTGTAGATGTTTGAAGTAAGTTTTGATAAGTAGAGGATATTGATTTATTTTTTAAAGTTCCCATTTACTTTTTCTTTATTTTCTCTATAGACCTACCTGCAAAGTAAGCTCCATATACTGTTATTAATAGTGTTTGATATATTGGAACGTAAGCCTCATTTATCTTAAAACCTCCTACATTCCCATCAAATACTGACAAAACTACAAAAATTGCAGTTAAAAATATACATATTAAAGGTCTAATATTCTTAGAGAGCCAATTATCAGACCTCATATCAGCTTCCCATCTACGAGTAACTTGTTCTTGAGCGTCAGCTTCAGCTTTTGCCATAACTTCTTTTATGGCCTTCCTAGCAGCTAATCTTTCTTCTTCGGATGTTGATAGGTTGTCTATCACATTTCCTACCTTTTCTATAACTCCTCCACTTAAAAAACTTAGCAGTTTACTCATACCTCTGCGTATTTATATTTAGTGTCTCCATCTTCATCTTTAATGGCTTCAAGAACTTGCTTTCTATTACCCTTTGCTTTGAGGGATATGTGTATCCAAGAAAAATCAAACTCATTAATCATTTGGTCAAATTCTAATTCTGATTTTAATATCCAGTCATAGATAACCTTATTGTTCATTTCTCCGTTTTGCCAAAACTGCAAATCCAAAGCTTCAGCCTTACTATGTTGCGACTTAAGGCTGCCACCAATAGCACGATTAAGTGCTTTGGAGCGATAACCACTACTGATCCGAATAGGACCAATAGAATCCCTGAGAGGCTGTATAAGCCTATCAATAAGATGCTGCATATTTTCCAGATGTTCTTCAGACATTTCATTTGATATACCTAGTCTTTTAGCTGTATTACTGTG